CCGAGGGGTTAGGAGGCGCAGATCCGAAGTAGAAGCGGACTAGCTGCAAAGAACGGCGTGATGGTCTTAAATAGCCCAGGTACGATAGATTCTGACTATCAGGGGGAAGTGTGCGTCATCCTCTATAACGGCGGTGGTGACCTATTCTGGGTCGAACCAGGGGCACGGATTGCACAGATGGTGATCAACAAGCTGCCAGATGTAGAACTAACTGAATTTGTAACAGGTGATCTTTTTGAGGAGGAGACACAACGTGGAAACAAAGGATTTGGAAGCACAGGATCTTAATAGCCACTATAGCCGCGCTCGTGACATGCAGCCGGTTGATGTTGCTGATGCTTGGGGACTAGATCGATATGAGTTCAGTGCACTCAAGTACCTTTATCGTAGGGGAAACAAGGATGGCAATACACGCAAATCAGACCTGTTAAAAGCAATCTGGTATCTGGCGTACGCAATATCCAAGAATAAAAGTCTTTGTGGGATGGTAGTTGAATTAGTGAAATTACATAACAAGTATAAGGATGTAGACAATGATCAGGTCAAGCAAGAGGCCAATCGCGATGGCAGCAATCAAAAGCGCCCGTTTGAACATTGGAGTAACTGAAGTAGGGGGAGAAAATCGTGGGAAAGCAGTTGAATCTTATTTGGCTAGCTGCATTCCAGTTATCCCACCCGGCTCTCCTTGGTGTGTGGCTGTTGTCCGATTCCGACTTAAGCAAGCAGCAACAGAACTAGGAACTACATACGATGTCAGCATGCCAAGGTCAGGCTACACACCTGACTACGTAGCATGGGCATATAGAACTGGTAACTGGATCAGTGTGTCACAAGCAAAGGCTAATCCAGAACTTCTCCGAGAAGGAGATATTGTGTGTTTTCACTTTCCTCAGATGGGACGCCATGCACACATGGGCGTAATTGACAAGATTGGCGATTGGGGCGTACACACGATTGAAGGAAATACATCACCTGAACTTGATGATTCTGAGTTTGTAGATCGTGATGGAGATGGATATTACCCAAAGGTGCGGAACTGGTCAGAACTTGGCCCAAAAGGTGGGTTTATAAAACTAGAGTTCTAGGGTATGCTTAGATTGCCACTTGCTAGAGCATTAAATTACTACCGGTCGGTGAGCATCAAAAAAAACAACAACCAAATGAAAAGCCTAGCACAGCCACTGCTAGGCTTTTTTGTTGCCATCGTGATAGCATGTAGAAGATAACTTATTAAGGAGGTGGCAACATATGGATAAGGAATACGCACAACGAACGTTTCTACATCACTTGTTGGATCGTCAACGTATGACTCAGAAGTACTTTGCTGAGATGATGGGATGTGATCGCCCAAACGTGTCTCTTTGGTTGAGTGGCAAGCGATTGCCAATGGTTGAGACCATTCACAAGATGGCAGACATTTTGCAGGTTGATCGCAACTGGCTACATGGACATATGATTGGAATGAATATCCAACGTGTCTATGGCATGGAAAACATGGAAGTGTTGAATCACGTCAAAGACAATCTTGAAAGTCAGATTGTTGGCAATTGGTACACAAGGTGGGGTGTTCAGTAAATGCTAAATAAAGTGATATTGACTGGGCGCCTTGTGGCTGATCCTGAAGTTGTAAACACGCAAAGCGCTACTAGCGTCGTAAAGGTACGTATAGCTGTAGATCGCAAGGGCCGTGAAAAAGAGACGGACTTCTCTGATTGAGTAGCGTTTGGTAAGACGGGTGACTTTGCTGCCACTGACCTGAACAAGGTTCGGATGGTCGCAATCGTGGGCAACCTCCGTGTACGCTCTTATGACGCCCAGGATGGATCCAAGCGGAAGGTCTGGGAGATCATTATTGATGAGGCTCACCCGCTTGACTCACGTAAGGTCGAGCAAGGCGAACAATCCATGCCAGCTCAAAAGCCAGTCGTGACAGACGACATTGAAGATCCGTTCGCATGACACGCGAAAGGATTGAAGAGATCTGCGAAAGTGCAGTAGGTGATGAAGCTGGCACATTGCTGGCTGATGGGCTAGATGCTGGATTTCTTGGTGTCACTGATGATGGCATTGCTGTGTACAGTAAAGAAAAGTGTGTTCGTGCAATCATGGAGCAAGATGGCATATCTGATGAAGAAGCCATTGAATTCCTAGAGTTCAACACATTTAGTACTTACGTGGGTGAGATGACACCAATGTTCATCAATACAGGATGGGATTAACAGTCCCAGGCTCTGAGTGACTTATTGATGCGGCTATTCGGATCGTTTGCGGTCTTGCTCGATGTGTTCTTGGCTTTCATGCCAGACATGCGAGCACAGAATGATTTACGTCGAGCTGCATCTTTAGGTGTCTTTGGATCCGGAGCGGGTGGCTTTAGCTTTGCACCGGTCGTCTTCTTGAAGTAAGCACGACCAGCAGCGTTAAGGCCACCGGCAGGATTCTGATGTTTCTTAGTAACACCCATTACTTGATCTTTAGAAGCTTTCGCATTGGGGATACTGGTGCTTTACCCGCCATTGCTGCAACCATCTTTGCACCAGTTTTTGCAGATACTGGTTTTGCTGGAGAAACTTTACTTAGGTTTGGTCTACTGTTTTTTGCAGCTTTAGAACCATACTCCATAGCGTCTTCTGTCTTCATGCCTTTTGCAAGTGCAACCTTTTCAGCATTCTTTGCAGCAGAAAGACTGTTACTCAACTGCTTCAACATGCCGTTGGGGCCGCGCTTATTCATTGCGTATGAGTCATTCATTTCTCGTTTAGCATTACGGCCAGCTGCGTCTACACGAGAATTACGTTTACCAAATGACATAAATCCTTCTGGATCCATTTCACCAACGGTGCCAGAATACTTATCCATATAATCGCCTTTACCGGCAATGTAATCTTTGTTTGTTAGCTTCTTATCTTGTGGCATAACGTCACTCCTTTGTGACATTGTACTCCTACTGTTGGGATCGAACCAACGACCGTCCGGTTAACAGCCGGATGCTCTACCGCTAAGCTAAGTAGGAATGTATTTATTTAATGATACCGACTTTGCGACCTTTGGCAACAGCCTGGTCACGAGCCTTGGCACCACTGCATCCAAGTTTCCAGTACATGCTATCCATATGAAATTGAACAGTCCTGTGACTGATTCCAAGACCTGTAGCAATCTGTTTAGCTGTCAACTTAGCTGACATAGATTTCAATATCTCAAGTTCTCGTGGGCTTAACTCGTAATCAAGTTTACTATTAGATGTCTTTTGATCACCGTCATCTGGTGTTTCACCTATAGCTCTCCATCGATACCCATCGAAAAACATGCCTTCATGGTCTTGTTCTTCCATACGACATCCTCCTGTAGTACAATCGATTATGTACTTGATGCAATGCTAGCAAGTAAGTATAACATAGCAGTACAGGCGACATATGCAAAACGAAAAGAAAATCCAATCGCGATCCGACTTGCAAATTAAAGACAAGAGGTCGGTGACTACTGGAGAAGTGCGAACAACAACTCCGACAAGTCGCCAGGTACAGTCTAGATTGCTAGGAGACGCTGGCCGAAAAGCAGGTCTTAGTAAGACAGCAATTAAAAGCGCTAAGACTAAACTACCTGCTGACACGGTCAAAGGTATAGAATCTAAATCCAATGCTGTTGCGTCACGAAACGTGACAGCGCGTGACTCCAATATATCTGGCGTCATGAAGGATCGATTGTCACAGCGTCAGGTGCAAGCAAAAGCAGAAGCATCTATTAAGCGAACACTTGATGCAGAGTTTGCAGCAAAGAAGTCGCCTATTACTAAAGTTAAAGCTGCTGGAAACATAGCAGCCAACACAGCAAAGTCAACAGCCGGCAAGGTTGCAAGTGATGCAGGGCGTGTCATTGGAGGCAAGGCTCTTGGTGCTGCAGCTCTTGTTATGGATGAGCAACCTACTTTTCAACAGATGAAACGCACGAGAGCTGACATAGTACCTGCGTATAGGAATAGACCTACACCTGCTTCTGCAAACAAATGGGTTGTTGGAAAAAACGGCAACTTGAGATTCGTAGCAGGAAAAAAATGATCAACCAACTCAATAAGCACATGAACCATTTGAGTATCAAGAAAAATCTGCTTGATATAGAATCTATTGAGCATGGTCGTAAGATTACTAAAAAGAATTTAATGAGTACTGAGATGAAAGAACATAGTTTAAAGAAGAAGCCTACTATGTCTCAGTTGTTGGGGATGGAGCGTAAAGAACACTTACGCAATGGGAACATTGTTATTCAGAAGGAGTATTGATATGCCACAGGGAATGCCTTATCCAAAGGGTGATATGTCTATGAAGGGCGCAAAGTCTATGCGCGACATGATGGGCATGGGTAAGTCTGGTAGTAAGCCAGAAATGCCTATGAAGGGTAAGAAAGCCATGCCTAAGAAAATGGGGATGAAGCGTGGAAAAAGCTGCTAAAGGTAAACAAATACCTACACCGGAAGACCTTAAACCTGTGCTTCCTAATCGTAAAATGCCAATGATGAGTCAAAAGATCATTGGCAAAGCACGAGCTAAAACAGGAATGGGACGTGGGATCAACAACATGATGAACCCACAAACTCGTCAATCCCCATACGGAAATATGCAGTAATAAAATGCCACAACAAACACAGCAGCAGAAAGAAGCAAATCGAAGTACTGACAGAGTCAGGTTAGCCGTTAATCTTGGTTCGGCTGTACCTCCTATTATTTCTATAATCCGGAACGCACAAGCAGCGAGTGCGTTTAAAAACAAAGCTGCTGCTGTGCAGACTCCATTTGAAACTGAATTCACGACTACTGCAGTTGCCGGTACGCGAGGCGATGCAGTAAATCCAACAGTTCCAGGAACCAAAGGAACTAATAGACCTTTTAGAACTTTATACGATACAGTCCAAGACCCAAAAATTGACTATGGCACAATGCGCAAGATGTCCATATTTAATCCAAAGCGAGCCGGGCAAACACAAGAGTTCGTTAAAGAGATTAAAACGCCATTGTATAAAGACGCTGCACGTGAAGCAATCATGAATGAAGCAAGGACTTCATCTAAACGTGGTGGCATAGGTCGCGCAATCAACAATGCTAAAATTTCGTTAGGAGGAACTGGAACTCCTGCATTTGCGCCTGTTACACCTAAATCTGGATCTGCACCAGGAAAATCAACTTTACCAAAACCAAGTCCCGAATTACAAAAAGAATTGAATGTAGCAAGGCAACGTCTTCGTGAAGCTAAAAGCGTAGCCGATGTTCGTTCCGTCGTTGAAGACATGAACCGGATGGGTAAAAACAATGTCTTAGGAATGAAATTTGGCCCAGACATTGGAGCTGCTTGGCGCCGAATAACTGGTAACCCTCTCACCAAAACTGCATTAAAAACTGCACCTTGGCTTACTGCTGTTGTTGGGCCGGTGGCTTTAGCTGCATTAGAAAATGCTGACGCAAAGAATTTTGCTGAACGTAAAAAAACCGACATGGCTGGTGCTGGTGCAAAAGGGCCTGGTGGTACTGTTGTTGGCGCTTCAACTCCCCCACCTAAGTCAGCTGCTGTTAATGCAGCTTTGATACAAGCTATAGATGACAAGTTTGATGAAATTGGAACTACCGTTGCAAACGATGCTTCTATTCCTAGTTCAAAGATCCATCAAAACCAACTACGACTATTTAACGAATGGCTAAATAATAGCAAAGAACACAAAGACGCTTTTTACGCAGACCCAAAAACGTATAAGCGATATCAAGACGTTATAAATCCAAAGAAATAGGATATTGATATGCCGCCACAATTAATGGGTATGGGTCAGGGTTTATTGCGAATTCTAGGTAAACTTCCAAGTCCTCTTTCTACTGCTCAAGCAATAGGCGGTGCAGTATTTTCTCCTCAAGCAGATGAGCAACAACATTACTATGGCCAGGATTCTTTACCACCAGAATCTCGTATACCTAACCGCTATAACAGTTGGGAGTTGTTAGGGTTGATGGCACAAGAACGTCAACGTGCATATCAAGAAGTAGCACGACAAACGCGAGCTGCTGGAGGTTCCACAGCAGACGTGCATAGGAACTTTAGGGATATGACAAACGGAAAATTCTACAACAACCCTGGTGATATATTGCGCGGTGCCGGTCGCCTTACACCAAAGCAAGGAAACATTGCTCCATCTAATTTAGTGTTAGTGCCGGGTCAAATGCGACAAGGTTTTGGTAAGCCGTTACCAAGGATGCCTTCTAATCCAGAGTATCCAGCATTTACTCCATAACTAGTAAGTAAGTTGGTATTATGGATCTATGTCAGAGATTGTTGAAATTGGTAATGATCGATATCGAGTTAGCAATGGACGTAAAGTAAAGCTTTGCCACGGTACGTCTGTAGGTGGACTTGATGGGCCACGCCCTTGTAACAACATTGCTCAGACAGATAGAGATTATTGTCGATTCCATGGTGGGAAAACACTGATTGGGCCAGCCCATCCAAATTTCATCACGGGTCTAAATACACGTAACTACAAACGTTTCAGTAAAGTAGGTCAGGAATTACTTCAGCAGATTGATGATTTGCGGAATGATCCTGACCTCTTTTCGTTAAAAGATGATGCTGCTTTTATTACAGCCATTATGGACAAACGTGCTGAAGCTGCTTCAGAAGGTGTTGGGTTAGAACAGTACAAGAAGGTTCAAGCTGCTTACCAGCTTGCGCACAGTAAACTTGGATCATCTGACTTTATCGATGCGTTTGAGCAAATTGGTGACACGATTAACGACACGTTGGATCAATATGCTGCAAGTAGAGATGTGCTTGAATTAATTGACCGGCGTGTGGGCATAGTCGAAGCTGAACAACGAATGATGCATGCCAAGGCATACACTCTTGAAGTAGATCAAGCGTTTTCCTTTGCAATGCAGTTGCTAGAGGTCGTTAAAGATAACGTGCGTAATGGCGATGAATTAATTGCTATACGAGCTGGTGTACAGAAGATGTTGAAGGTTTATAAAGCTGAAGACATTGAAGGCATAGTTGATGCGGAGATTGTAAATGAATCAGCGTGATCACGACAAACTTACACCTAGACGGTTTAAACAATTTACTCGCCCAGACAAGCCATTGTCCTATGCACTTCTGGAAGCAATGGATGCCCGTCTCAAAGAAGTAATTGAAACTGGCGATTACAATTCAGGGAGGGCGTATTCAATTAACGGAGCTGATTTAGATTACAAAAAATGGTTGCGCACGTACGCACCACACGCTGCATCATCAGACCTTGGCGCACATCACGAAAGAGCTTGGGAATGGGCTGAATCCATTGAGCCAGGTAACCCACCAAAGGCTCTAATTGAGTGTTGGTTTCGAGGTGGTGGGAAAAGTACCACCATGGAGCTTATAACCTCTAGAATCGCCGTCAAAGGCACCAGACGGTTCCTTGTATATGTATGTGCTACACAGGAAGCAGCAGACAGGCACGTCTCTGACATTGCTACGACGATGGAACGCTGTGGCATTGAAAGGGCTATGAACCGATATGGCTTTTCTAAAGGCTGGAATGCGAGTAAGTTACGCACTGCTAACGGTTTTAATGTTCTGGCTTTTGGTCTTGATACTGGTGCTCGTGGTGTCAAGCTTGATCACCTTCGGCCTGATTTCATTATCTTGGACGACATTGATGAACTCGATGACTCGGTTAACCGGGTCGACAAAAAGATTGCAACGATAACGCAAACCATCTTGCCGGCTAAATCTAATGACTGCGCTATTGCTTTTGTGCAGAACAAGATTCACGCAAACTCTGTAATGGCACAAGTACTAAGTGGTGAGTTGGATATGTTACAGAACAGAATCCAGTCTCCAATCGTTCCAGCTATTATTGACTTGCGGTATGAGCCTATTGAAAAAGAAGACGGGCGCATGGGGTACAAGATCACAAGTGGTACTCCTAGTTGGTCTCATACAAACCTTGAGGTCTGTCAACGGGAAATTGACGACTATGGACTAATTTCGTTTTTGCGTGCGTGCCAACATGACGTTGGTGTAGGTGGTAGATTCTTCCCTGAATTTAAACAACACGATGACAAGGGTCAACCATGGCACGTTGTCGACACCATTGATGTCAAACCTTGGTGGAGATTCTGGGCATCGCATGACTTTGGTACTAATAGTCCAGCGTCATTTATGATTTATGCGAGTGATGATGTAGAAAATGTTTACGTTCTTGCAGAGATTTACAAAAATGGAATGGTCTCAAGTCAGCAAGCTGACGCAGCTCTGGAACTATTGGAGACAATGAAATTAGCGGAACCGCTGCAATCAGATAAACGACATGAGACATGGCGCACTAAACTTGAAGCAATCGCATTCGACTGGGGTAACACATTTCCCCCAGAAAACCCTGCACAACGTATTGGTGAGTACCCTGTTGAGATTTGGTGGAAGAAAGGCATGCCGGCAGTTCGTGCTGTTAAAGACCGCAAGGCTGGTTGGCGACGTGTCAAAGAATGGCTTGCTTCATCTCGCATGCACGAGGGCGCTGTTATTCCACGACTGCGCATACTACGTAACGGATGTCCTAACCTTATTCGTGAACTAGAAGCAGCCATGGCTGATCCACGCGATCCAGAAGAACTCGACAATGGTACCAAGAGTGACCACGCTCTAGACTCATTTAGATATGGTGTTATGTGGCGCGAGTATCCGGCTAAGTGCGATGAAGTAACAGAGAAACTAAAGTACGCACCGTCTTGGCTAAAACCACCAGCTTCTGAGGATTACCTATGACAAACGTATTACTGGCAATCATTGGAGTAATTTGTATTGTTATTGCATATGCATCGGTTAGCGTATACTTGGTATTGAAACAACTTGTTGGCAATCCTTGGATGATGAGGACTCTTAGCCAGGAAGATAGGTACCTCTAATGGCAATGCAAGACATATTAGGACAACTACTTGGTGGTGGGCAGCAAGCTAAAGTAATGGCTGCAAAAGCGCCTGGCAATGAAGGCACACCTGGCAGTTTTGATATTGAAAGTCTGTTACTAAACGATCCTAAAAAACTTGGTATTGATCATGAAAAACAGGATTGGAAAGTATCTCCTGACGAAGATAGTGATGAAGCTAAGGGTGTCACCAAGTTTGTAAAAGAACAGTTTGACGCAGCATATAGAACACGCTACGAAATGGAGCTTGAATGGATGCAAGCCCTAGCGTTTTTTGAAGGCCGTCAATGGTACAGGATCAACTCTGCGGCACGTAATCTTGCTTCATTGCAAGATGATAAAGAACCAAACCGTTACATCACTATCAATAAAATGAGGCCATTGATTGATGGGGTTGTCGGTAAGCTTACACAAGTTGGGCCAGATGCTAGGGCTGTACCGCTGTCCTACAATGAACGAGATCAAGCTGCATCTGACGAAGCTAACTATATCTGTGGTCACTTCACTCGCAAGTTTAATCGCGAGACTCAATTAAAAGAACGAGTTAGGTGGGCATGTGTAACTGGTACATCATTTGTAAAGGTGTACTGGAACGCCAAGTCAGAACAGGTAATGCCTTACTTTGATTTGAATGGCGAGATAACTGGTTACGATAAGGTTCAAATTGGTGATGTAGAAGAGGAAATTATCCCATGCTTCAACATCTACATTGACCCACATGCACAAACTGATCATCACATTCGTTGGATGATTCACGCTAGTATCAAGCCACTTGGATGGTTTGTAGATAATTACGGAGAAGCTGGAAAGAAGGTCAAGGCAAATGCGTTGACTGGGCAGTCAGCTGGAAACGTAGATGCTTATCTAGAAGGATCGAATGGCGGTGGTCAAGCATGGACGCAACCGACATCCGCAAGGTTGAACTCAGCTGATCACAGGCGTATGGCTGCTGTTGTATATGAATACTGGGAGAAACCAACAGCTCAATACCCTAAAGGTCGATACATTGTTACGGCAGATGACCAATTGCTTTATGCTGGCGTTTGGCCATACGAGAAGCGTGATGAGTTCCCATTTATACCTCTTAGGTGGCAACCAAGATCCGGTACGCCATATGGCCACAGTCTTGGATTTGATCTAACGCATCTGCAACTTACATACAATCGTGTTTACTCACGAGCTGTAGAGCAGATGGAAAAGCAAAAAGATTACATTGTTGTTGAGCGACGTGCGCGTATTGGTGCTGATGCATTTAATAGCACAGGAGACGACATTAATGACAAGAATCGCACTTATCGAAAGGTCTATCACGACACCGGAACGCGTCCTCCTGCGATTACTCGTGCGCCAGGCATCAGTGCTGACTTGTTCCCATTTCTACAGTTGATGGAAAAGGACATGGCAGACATTGCTGGTCTCCATGACGTTAGTCAAGGAATGGCTCAAGCCGGTACACCAGCTGAATCTGTACGGTTGTTGCAACGCGCTGATAACACTCAGCATAGCTATATCCGAGCAGATATTGAAATCAGTGCCGCCAAAATCAAAGAATGGGAGATATCACTCGTACAGCAATTTGCGGCTGCTCCATTCATTGGTTCTGTGGACGATCAGATGAATCCGCGAGATGCGTCACAGCAGGGTGTTATTACCTTTGACGCTATCAGGGATGGTGGTCAGTATCGTGTGGTTTATGTTCCTGGTAGCACACAAGATGATAGCCCAGATCAGAAACTGCAAAAGATATCTATGCTGCGTCAGATGGGATTGTTTGGTGATCCAGCTGATCCAGAAACTAACGCTCTTGTAATAAAAATGCTGCAGTTGCCTGAAACTGGAACAATTCTCCAACATTTGCAAAACCAACAAGCTAAACAACAAGAGCAGCAACAGCAGATGATGGAAATGCAACAGCAACAAATGGAAGCACAGCAGGCACCTAAACAGTCTGCATTTGATCCTGAAGCTGAACAGATGAAATCACAGATGCGAATTGCTGAGAATGAAGCAAAAGCACAGTCTGCTAGTAGATCTAAGCAAGAAGACTATGCTGCGCAGAAATTGTCAGACATACAGGCCCAAGCCATGAATAACTTAATGACTCCAACTGGGCAACAAAATCAATCACCTAAACCACAGGGTTGATTGGCAATAAAATAAAACATTGTGGTAGATTAAGGATAACTAGATGTCTGACGAGATGGTGATGCCAACTCCCGACTCACCAGCGGGGGCGACGGACAGCGGTTTGCGCGATGCTTTTGCAAACTTCATTCAGGGGGACGCCGCTCCTGAATTGTCAGCGGATAGGGCGTTAAATGCTGATTCAAGTACACAAGAAGTAGACAACGATTCAATGTTGGATAGGATTCTTGGCGATCAGCCAGGAGCCGTTCCGTATGAGCGTTTTCGCGAAGTCAATGAGCGAGCCAAGCAAGCTGAACAGACAACCGGAGAGCTGGAGCAATGGCGCGGTGTTATTGATGAGTTCAAGCAACTGGGATTCAACAGTGCTTCCGATATCCAACAGGCTTTACTTCAACAGCAGCAACAAGCTGAAGAAGCAGAAATTATTGATCGATATCAACGGTTGCAAGATGCTGATGTCATTGATCCACAAAGTGCGTACGCACAGCAAGAAGCCGAGATTACAAAGCTTCGCTATGAGCGCCAAATGGGTCAGGTGCAACACTATATGTTGCAGCAACAAACTGAACAGGCAATGCAGCAGTACAAGTATGCATCCCGTGCGCCTGAACTAGTGTCAAGCCTTATTCAACAGGGT